TACCAATAAAATAATCGTAAGGATTATATTCAAATAAATGATAAGCCACAGGTCTATCCGTATCTTTTTCTAATTCCACGCCCATTCTAATAGTGTTTCCATTCGGAAGGACTTCATTTTTTTCTTCGTCTAATAGGTCAATGTCTAAAAATTTTAGTGCAAATAAATAACGATTAGATTTGTCTCTCACCATTTGGATTAAGACTTCACCATCAACAAATAAACTTTGAACAACCATTTTCAAAGCATCATGAAATGAGGATTTTTTATCAGTGGTACAATTACCTACTTTGCTCCATTCTTTCCAACGACTTTCAATAATACTATTCGCAACAAAGTCTAATTCATTATTGGCATCTTTAGATCGGTTCTGTAAAACCATTCCCTGATTACCAACAATATTTGTTACCATTAAATTCACAAATCGTTTTGCATATTCGTTATTGCGATATAATTCTCTAGTGCGATCTCTTAATTGTCTTAAACTAAATCTGATTTCATCATCGGCTGATCGTGTTTGTTGAACAAAGTCTGCTAAGAAACGAGAAGTCTTAGCTCCTTCATAACTTCTTTTTTGTTTTTTCTTTGAACCGAATTTAAAAGAATCTTTTATTGCCATTAATCAAACCTTACCTTTACTAAGTTGCCTACTCCATAACGACCACCCTTTTGTCGTTTTTTCTTTTCTTCAATCACATATTCTGCTTTATAATAATTTCTTAATTGTGTTATTTCTTCAAAACTAAATTTAGTTAAACTTCTCCCACCAATACTATAAGAACTCACATCTCCATTTGATGCTTTCGTTTCTAAAAATGCCTCAATGTAATCTAACATCTTTCTGGCATGGCTTCTTTGGTCATTGTTAGAAGTATCATAATTATCAACAACATGAAAATGACCTGATCCAATACTGAGTCTTTCACTGTCAGAATTTCTGGTGATATAGATTTGATAGTCGTATTCTCCAACAGTGTAATTCTCTGAAGTTGCTGATGGGATAGAAATCAAATAATCATCCCCTGATGCTGTTGCTGTTACTTCAATTTCTTCATGGTTCGGTGTTAATTTTCTGGCTGAATATTTTAAAGTATAGAGAGAATTAGAATAATCTGTGCCAAGATCAGTTCTTTTCCATTGATTTAAATCTCCCTTTTTTATTTCTAAAGGTTCTTTTTCTAGTATGTTTGCAGTATCAAATAAATTCGCCATTTATGTATCCCATGAGTTCACAAAATTATTTTGTATCATAACCTTCTTTTGAGTCACCTTATTTTCTTCTTGACTATCTATTCTATGTTTAACCTTATTTAGGTCAGCGTTCAAGCCAATAAATGAGGCGTAGCCATAAACTAAACAATCCAGAGCTTCGTTTCTTGTTCTAGTCTTAACATATTCTCTGGTTGGTATTCCTTTGACGTATTTCGTCTTAACTCTTTCTGATTTCAACTGTAAAAAATACTCATCATCTAAATTTTTAGGAAAATGAATATAGCCAGCACCTTCTTGATCTATCTTTAATCGTGCAAATAAAACATCTTTTGCACTACTGACTCCAATCATAAATAATGGGGTTCTCATTGAGTTATTAGTTGAGGCTCTTTTAGGGAATATTGGTCTTGATCCAGCCATACCTTTGATCGCTAATATTCTTCTTCTAAATCGTGAACGACAAAAAGAAAGCACTTGGTTAGTAAAGTGACCACCACTATCAACGCAAGCAGTTGCCAGATTTAATTTTTTTCCATCTTCTCTAACAAAAGTCTTACTCAATTCTTGGTCTAATTTATCCCATAATTGATTGGTAGAAGGATCGCCATGAATGATGCGATGGTCAATAATCCACATCTCCTCATCAAATCCAACTCCAATGAATGTGACTTCCAATCGTGTATCTTGAACATCGACTCCAGCACAAACAACCAAAACGCCCTCAGGTACATTTTCATAAGTATAGGCTTCAATTCTTTCGTGTAAGGGAATGTCAATTCCTTCTCCCTTATCCTCAAACGACTCTCCCAAAGCTGTGTTAATCCAAACCTTTAACGTCTCAGGAAATTTTTTGGCTTCTAAGAAGTTTCTGACTGTATCGGATAATCGAGTCCAACTAGAATAGAGTTCGGATAAATGGAAAGAAGCAACTCCAGTAAAATCTTTCGTGGCTTGCCAATGACCTTTTTTAATTGCTTGCCATCGTTGAGAGTCATTCCATCTTGCTTGACAATGCTCACAACAATAATGTGAGGCTTCTAAATTTTCTTTATCAAAGATTACATTTTGCCATTTGAGGACTTGATACTCTTCACACTCAGGACAAGGCACTTCAAATTTTCTTTGATCTCCTAATTCATATTCAGCTTCAATTCTACTAATGCCTTTAATCGTTGGTGTAGAACAAATAAAAATTTTTCTATCCCAGAATGTTGTTGTTCTTTTAATGGCTAGATTTAACGGATCACCTTCTCCACCAGCCGACAATTCAAAACGATCTAATTCATCCACTAAAAGAATTTTAATTGGTCTCGATGCTAAAGAGCTAGGTGAGTTAGAACCAACAATAGAAATGTGACCACCATCAAATTTTTTATGCAGTGTCGTGTTCTCTGCAAATCTTGTTCGTGGGTCTTTAATCAATCCTTTAAGAGAAGGACAGTCTCGTATCATCGGAGCTAGTCTATCTTTAGAAAATGATTGAGCCATCGCCAAGGTGGGTTGTACTACTAATATTGGTGCTGGTTCATGATGAATATAATATCCGATAATATTCTCTAAGATGGTTGTCTTACCAATCTGAGAGCTGGTCATAAAAACAACTCGTCTGACCTCAGGATCAGAAAGTGCATCCATGACTCCCTGTTGATAGATTGCTCTATCAATATAATACTTTCCTGTTTCACTAGAGCTTTCTGCTGAGAGAAAACGAAATTCCTCAGACCATTCGCTAACTGTTAGATGCTTCGGTGGTTTGAACTTCTTCAGAGTTGCTATCGTCAGCTTCTCCAAGTTCCTCACTGTCTGCAAGGGGTACTTCTTTGTTTTTGCTAAGTTCATCAAGTGCTAAATGTATCTCCTTATTTAATAAGTTCTTACAAACTTCTATACTACTCTCCACAGCCAGAATAGGTGCTAGCTTGTTGGGAATGGATCGCATCTTTTGTTTACAACTATGAACAATAGATGACCATTGTTGTTCTATTAGTTCTAAAGGGATTAGAATACCTTTTTGCTTCTTGAGTTCTAATTCCTGTAGTTCTGCCTCGGCTGATAGTTTTCTTTTTCTGGCTTCATCAAGGCTGATTGTTTTGTTCTCATATAAGGCTTTGACCACATCCTTCATTAAATATAACTTGTGACCTCTATCCTCACCAACAGACTCAACTTTGGCTAGAGTATCATTTAGCTTATATCCTGAGACACCAAGCTCTGACCTAATACCATTAGCTGTGAACTTTTGCAATTCCTTCATGTGGCTACACCTGAACCAAATTTCCAGTCGCTAGAAAATTACTGTGGTCGCGAAATACCCACAAAATAAAATGCTGTAAAGTACCTGTAAAATAACGATTATCTGGCTGTTCGTAAGGCACTTTGCAGACTCCTTGTAAATTTTTTAGTGAACTCTCTATTAACGAAGCGAGTTAATAACTCATAGACAGGAAAAGATTTTCTATAAGAAACATTACGCTGTTCAAATCCAGCTAACAGTTTTAATTTATTGTTTGGTAGTCTCTCCCATAATCCTTCAGTGCCATTGATGTTTGCAATAAATCTATTCTTCTTTCTTTTAGCTGATCGTATTCTGGAATAACCTTTGCCAAAGTTTCCGTAAGCATCTAATAGTTTCTTAGACGCAGATACAGGATATGGTTTTCCTCTTTGTCTATTTCTTGTACCACCATCAACAATGTGCTTGAGATATTCTCCCTGTATATCTTTAGCAAACACCATTGAAGTCAATGTCTGTTTAGTTGCTTTCATAAATGCAAATGCTCGTTTAGTAAATGGATTAGGTCTATCAATAAATTTAGTAGTGGCTTTGTTAATATACTTTGCACCATCTTTAGCAGTAAAGGTTAAAGCTCTAGCAGTAGCAAAAGGAATTTGTTTTCTTTG